CAGAAAACCAGTTCCCTGTTGTTTATCTTGCTGACGGAACCACTGAGTCAACATCAACTCAGATTAACAGGTTCATTGAGCAAGCTGAGCAGCGCATTTACAACACGATTCAGTTTCCATCTTTAAGATCAAATGTGCTTGGATTAACTACTGCTAATGTAAAGTATTTATCTTGCCCTAATGATTTTTTGTCTGTTTACTCTTTGGCAGTTATTGATTCATCTGGTAACTATAGCTATTTACTTAACAAAGATGTTAACTTTATTCGTGAAGCATATCCAAATACAAGCTCTATATATAATTCACTACCACAATATTATGCGCTTTTTGGACCCCAATCAGCTAATGTTAGTGAGCTATCTTTTATTCTTGGTCCTACACCAGATCAAAACTACAATGTAGAACTGCATTACTATTATTATCCACCATCAATTATCCAAGGTGTTATTACGGCGGTAGGCAATATTACTGCAGGTTCTGGGTATATCAATGGCACGTACTATGATGTTCCAGTTGTTAGTTTATCTGGGTCTGGTAATTCTGCTGTTGCTACCGTAGTGGTATCAGGCAACGTTGTGACTTCTATAACCATTACAAGTGGTGGTTGTTACTATGCGGTTGGAGACAGTATTAGTGTTTCTTCTAACAATATAGGCGGTACAGGCGGCGGTTTTTCTGTTCCAGTACTAACAATTTCTAACCCTACAGGTACAACATGGTTGGGAGACAATTATGACTCTGTACTTCTTTATGGTTCTTTAGTTGAAGCTTATACGTTTATGAAGGGTGAACAAGATATTATTTCTTTATACAACAGCAAATATATGGAAGCTGTTGGGGAAGCTAAACGTCTTGGAGATGGACTTGAAAGGCAAGATTCTTATCGTAGTGGTCAATATAGACAGGCGGTGACATAATGGCTTTTACAGGAAATTGGACTTGTGATGTATTTAAAACCGGCTTAATGAACGGGACGTACAACTTTACGTCTGGAACTTTTTATATAGCGCTTTATACAAATGCAGCCACACTTAACCAAACCACAACTGCTTATACACCGGTAGGCGAAGTTTCAACTGCAGGATATACTGCGGGGGGACAGTTACTAACTGTTAACCAAGTTCCTACAACAGGAAATACTGGGGACACGGCATATTTATCATTTGCAAATAGTGTATGGTCTGGGTCTATTACTGCACGGGGCGCGTTAATATATTTAAATAATGGCACTACAAACCCAGCAGTGTGTGTTTTAGATTTTGGTTCCAACAAAACTAGTAGTACGACCTTTACAGTACAATTCCCAAATGCAACTAATACTTCAGCGATCATAAGGATTTCATAATGTTAATCACAACGACCAAAGGTGAAATGGACGATTCATTGTTAGAGCATAAATCTGGCAGTGTAGATAATGATGTTGAATATACAACTTGGGATGAGTATTACTTAAACGGTGAGCTTGTGCATCGTTCTGCCCATGTTACTCTTAAGAAAACACCCTTTACCGATTTGATCGGTGCAACTTTAGGATAAATCATGGCAAATCAGCAATCAATGTGTACTTCTTTTTTAGGTGAGTTATTGAGTTCAACTCATAACTTTAGTTCTGCTAATCCTGCACATACGGCTAATACGGCTGATACGTTCAAGGCGGCTTTGTATGTTACGACTGCTACAATGAATGCGTCTACTACTGCGTACTCTGCTACCAATGAAGTATCTGGTACGGGGTATTCAGCAGGTGGAGTAGCAGTAACAAATGCAACCAATCCAGCGTCTACAAACTCATCTACTACGGCGGGTGTAGGGTATTGGACACCATCCGCAAGTATTATTTATACGGGAGTAACATTATCAACTGCGTTTGATACGATGCTTCTTTATAACTCATCACAGAGTAACAAGGCGGTAGCGGTATACACGTTTGGTTCACAGACCATTACGGCTGGAAACTTTACATTGACAATGCCATCTAACACGACTACAACTGCATTAGTTCGTTTGTCTACAACTTAAAGGTAGTGTATGGCTCTGCAAGTAGCTGATAGAGTCCAGGTTACCAGTACATCGTATACGACAAGTAGTTTTACGCTTGGGTCTGCGCTTACTGGTTTCCAGAGTTTTACTGCTTTAACCAGCGGTAATACAACCTATTACGCCGCAACGGATACGGTTGGTAACTGGGAGGTGGGCTACGGCACATATACGACTGGCGCTCTTGCCAGGACAACGATACTGGCTTCTAGCAATTCTGGATCGGTAGTTACGTTTAGTGGTACGGTTTCTATATTTATTACTTACCCCGCTGAAAAAGTTGTAATACAAGATGCAAACGGCAACGTTAATATATTAACTTATGTATCTAATGCTACTACTACGATTGGTACGTTAAATGTAGGAACGAGCGGGTATAGTGTTTCTACTACTGGTCAACTTGCAACTTTTTACGGCACAGATACCACTTGGTCAAATGTAGTTTTACAGAATAATAATGGTGGAAATACATCTTATGCTTCCTATGTAACTACTGCAAATAACTATTCATCCGTCTATATGGAGATGGGAACAAACAGTTCCACTTATAGTTATTCAGCGGCGGGATACGGAAATAATGCGGCTAATGCCGCAAACGCTAACTTTATTGAGTCAGTTGGTTCTGATTTAACACTTACAACATATGGCTCCAATGCCATTCATTTTGTTATTAATTCAGGAAATACAGGTACAACATCTGATTCTTTAACCATTAGTACGGCTGGTAACGTCACTACGCCCAACCAGTTGCAGGGGGCGGAACTTGTTGCTTCTAATGGTATATTTGTAAATAATTTAACAATAGGAACAAGTTATACAATTCCAACAGGGTATTCTGCTCATTCTGTCGGGCCTGTTACTTTGAGTAATGGCGTTTCAATAACTGTGCCTAGTGGCTCACGTTGGTTGGTGTTCTAAATGTTTGGGTACGCCACCTTTGCCCAGTCTCCTTTTGCGACTTTAGGCACGCCCGTTGTTTATGTAGCTCTTACAGGAGTTAACGCATCTGGTCAGACGGGAACGGCAACTTCTAATCCAACAATAGCTTTAACAGGTGTTAATGCGGCGGGATTAACGGGTACTTTAGCGCCATCTAATTCCGTAGGTTTAAGCGGAGTTAATGCATCAGGATTTACGGGAACTATTACTCCTGGTACATCAATAGCAATAACAAATGTATTTGCATCTGGATTTGTTGGTAATACCACAGCCAATATCACGGTTTCAATTACAGGCGTTATTGCATCTGGTTTAACAGGTACAGTATCCCCAGTGCAACAAGTTGCACTTAGCGGGGTTTTAGCATCTGGATTTACGGGTACGGTATCGCCTAATGGTGCGGTCAATTTAAGCGGCGTATTTTCTAAGGGGCTTACGGGTACAGTTACTCCAAGTACGACTGAAGGGGAGACAGGAGACTCTGCGACTGGTAATGTTGGAACCGTAGTACCGAATTTAGTAATTACGCTGACAGGAATAAGTGCCAGTGGTTTGGTTGGGTCTATACAAACAGGTAAGTCAGCGTTTATTACTGGCGCAAGTGCGGCGGGATCGGTTGGTACTGCGGTTTCTTCTATGAACTTTACACTTTCGGGCGTACAAGCGGCTGGAACTTTAGGTAAATTAGGTTTTACATATTGGAGCAAAATTAATGACAATCAAACTCCTTTGTGGCAAAATGTAGGAACTTCCCAGACCCCTAATTGGACAACCATTCAAAACGCTGATTCACCGAGTTGGACAAAAATAGATACGGAACATTAAATGTCAATTAACTACACAACAAATTTGGGTTTGGCAGAGCCAGTCACAGGTACAGAATCTGGTACTTGGGGGGATGATGTTAACAAAGGTATTACAGACTACCTAGACATTTCTATTGCTGGTACTAACAATATTACTACAGATGCGGATGTAACGCTATTAATTACAAACGGTTCTAGTTCGGGCAATAACATATCTAGTTCAACTGCGCAATATATGCAGTTGCTTTGTACAGGGGCTCGTACAACTAATAGAAACATCAATGTACCCAACTCTTCTAAGATGTATGTGGTCAACAACTCAACCACAGGCGGGTATGCAATTACAATACGAGGCTCTACAGGTCCAACAACCGGAGTAACAATTTATAACGGTGAACAGGCAATTGTATTTTGGAGCTCTGTAGCTTCAGACTTTATTAAAATTTCGTCTTACGTAGGTACTGCAGCGCTTCAACTGCCTAGCGGTACAACAGCCCAAGAGCCTACCCCAAATCAGGGTATGATCAGGTATAACCAAACAACAGGTCAGTTTGAAGGCTACAGTTTGGTATCAGGTACACCAGGTTGGTACTCAGTCGGCGGATCAAGTATTAATAATGATACTTCAACGTCAAGTTCAACTTATCCACTTTTCGCCCACGCAACAAGCGGTACAGCGCAGATTATTTATACATCCAGTACCCAATATGTATTTAAACCAAGTACAGGTGAATTAACATCACCAGTCCATATTTCATCAAACGGCTTTATGATTAATGGTACAACCGTATCTACAAGCTATACGATAGCGTCAGGCAACAACGCATTCTCAGTCGGTCCAGTTACAGTGAATACGGGTGTATCAGTAACAGTCAGCTCAGGCCAGCGCTGGGTAGTTGTGTAATATAAAGGATTAATATGAGTTCAATTGCATCAGGAACAACGACAACGACAGGCTTAGTATATACGTCTGATACATCGGGTAATCTAGTTTTACAAACTAACGGCACGACTACTGCGGTAACAATAGATACATCTCAAAACGTGGGTATTGGTGTTACTCCTAGTTCTGGTGGACTTTCAACGTATAAATTACTTGAAATTGGAACTAACGCCAATGGTTCTTTATATTCTGGTTCAAATCAAATGCTTATTGGAACTAATATTGCTTGGAGTGGTGGAACAGCAAACTATAAAGCGTCTGGTTTGTTTCCTTGTTTGTATAACCAACAAAATGGTCAACATCAATGGTCTTATGCGGCATCAGGAACTGCTGGAGGAACAATTACATTTACCAATGCAATGACACTAAATAATAGTGGAACATTTTTATTTAATACTACATCAGTAACATCAGCGGGGTTAGTTACACCAGTATTTCAAATTGCAGCTGATGCTTTTTCAAGCGGAGCGAGTGCAGGATATTTTTGGGAAAATAGAACTACTACAGCAACCGCTAATGCTAATTGGTATGGTTGGTACACTACAAGCGGAGTAATTTATTTATATAACGGTAGCGGTAATGCGGCATCAATAAATCCATCTACAGGTGCGTATACTGCTTTATCAGATATAAATTTTAAAAAGGATATTTCTGCATCAACATTAGGTCTTAATGAAATATTAAAACTTAAACCATCTTTTTATAGAATGAAAACAGATGCAGAAACAGATCCCTTGCATTTAGGATTTATTGCTCAAGATGTTCAATCTGTAATACCTCAAGCATATGTAGAAATACAAAATGATGAAACTTGTGCAACAGGGCAACCGTCCACATTTATTGGTTTAAATGATAGAGCAATAATTGCAACATTGGTTTCTGCAATCCAAGAACTATCAGCAAAAGTAACAGCTCTAGAAGCAAAGGTAGCATAACATGGCAACATACGGTACGCTGAATATAGAGAACATAACCAGTTCAACTGGTGGGGTAATAAGCCCAAACATTACATCATTGCGTAATAGGATTATTAATGGTGCGATGGTTATTGACCAGAGGAATAGTGGTGGTTTAATAACAAACCCAACTAATCAACAATATTTAGTTGATCGTTGGCAATATGAAGCAACTCAAACATCTAAAGTAAATATTCAACAAAACTATAATTCTGTTACACCGCCAGTAGGTTTTACAAACTATCTTGGTGTTTTATCAAATTCGGCTTATTCAATAGTAGCGACTGACATTTTTGATGTTAGACAAATGATTGAAGCATTTAATGTTTCTGATTTGGGTTGGGGAACTGCTAACGCAAAATCTGTCACTTTATCTTTTCAAGTTTATAGTTCTTTAACAGGTACTTTTGGCGGTGCGTTAAAGAATTCTAATCAAGATAGAAGTTACCCATTTACCTACTCTATTCCAGTAGCAAATACTTGGACTACTATTTCTGTAACTATTGCGGGTGATACATCTGGTACTTGGATAAACAATACAAACGGTGTTGGTATTCGTGTTGTATTTGGTCTTGGTGTTGGTTCAACTTATAGTGGTACTGCGGGTACTTGGTCTGGATCAAACTATTATTCAGCTACAGGTGCAACATCTGTAGTCGGCACAAACGGAGCAACCTTTTACGTTACAGGCGTTCAACTAGAAGTAGGAGCACAAGCAACATCTTTTGATTATCGTCCTTATGGTACTGAGTTGGCTTTGTGTCAGAGGTATTATGAAAAATCGTATGCTCAAAGTGTAGCACCTGCCAATGGAGCTTTATCAGACCCAAGAACAGGTATTGTTACCGGAATTGTTACCGGAATAGCAGAGAGTAATATTTTTAGATTTAGTGTTACAAAACGAACGGCATCTACTATAACTTTTTATAACGGAAGTTCGTTTTCTACACCAGGTCAGTGGGCTGTATTTGTTGGGGGATGGGTACAGGGTGCTACTGCAA